AATACCATCGAGCGTAACAAAAGGTGTGTCTTGTTGTACATTCTTGACTATAACTTGCTGACCTGCAATCTTATCTGCATCGAAAGCGTGAAGAGCCTGACCAAACTCGTGAAGCACATAGTTGGTGGCATCAACCACATTGTTGATTGGTTTGAGTCCGATTGTGTTTAGTGCATTTTTGAGCCAATCGGGTGATTCTTTGATTGTTACACCTTTGATTGACACACCGCTATAACGCGGGCAAGCCGTATGGTTTTCAACCCTTACATTGATTTTAAGTTCTTCATTATCAATGCGGAAATCGTCAACCGAAGGGCGTTTGAGTTCTACTTCACAGTTTCTTGATTTATAGAAGGCATACAAGTCGCGCGCAACGCCGTAGTGACTTATGGCATCAGAGCGGTTGGGGGTGATGTCAACTTCTATAACATAGTCATCTTCAATATGATAGTACTCTTTTGCAGGCGTTCCCACAACGGCTTCTTGTGGCAGAACGATTATTCCGTCGTGCGATGTGCCGATACCTATTTCATCTTCTGCACACAACATTCCAAACGATTCCACACCGCGTATCTTAGAACGTTTGATAGTGAAACTCTCGTCGCCTTGATATAGAATAGTACCCAATGTGGCGCATATAACCTTCTGACCTTGAGCCACATTTGGCGCACCGCATACTATCTGCACCGGCTCGTCGGTCTCACTCAGACGAACTGTCGTGATATGCAGGTGGTCGCTATTCGGATGTGGTTCACAAGTAAGCACCTCGGCTACAACCAAGCCCTTCAAACCACCTTTTATTGATTCAACTTTTTCAAAATATGCCATTTTATCACCTCAAATTTATCTGATCGTCAGCTAAATTAACGCATTTTATTTGCAAAATCGGCTATCATTTCAGCTTTCGACTTCGATTTATCAACTTCAAAACTGCCGCCGACCGACTCCGCGCCTGAAGTCAAATTGTCCTGAATCAGCGCAAGTATTTTTTCGCCGACATTGTCTGAAATTTCAACATTCGCCACTGCATCAATATATTTCTGCACTTCAGAAGCCTTCGCGCCTTCACTGACTGCCACATCAATAATCGCATTGACTGCCGCGTTATCTGTTTTCAACTTCTGCAGTGATTCAATGCGCTGTCTTTCCTCAACTACCGACTGACTGACTTTTTCAACCTTGTCGCCTGTCAAAAGGTTCTTGATTTTGTCCAAAAGTGTTTCAGTTTTCATTTTTAAATTTCTCCTTTCAGTCGAAATTGAGTAATCAGCAGGCAGTAAACAGTTATCAGATTCTGACCTCTGACTACTGACCGCTGATAACTGACCTCTGACTGCTGCCCTCTGATTTCTGACTTCTGATTTCTGACTTCTGCCCTCTGACTTCTTCTCAATCGCTTTCAAAAAATAATCAGCCTTCAATGTGACCGAATTTATTATCACAAGTTTTTTTGCGTCGTCGATTTTTTCCTCAACCGCGCCGCTGATTTCATCAATAAAATTTAAGTCTTTAGCTTCCTGCGCCGTCAACCAAGTCTCCGCCTCAACCATTTTTTCAAGTTCGGCAATTTCAAGACCTGTGCGACTTTTGTACACTTCAATAATTGAATTTTTGACTTTGTCTAAGCTGTCGGCAACTTTTTCAAGCTCAGGCGCAGTCATAAAATCACAAAGTCCGACGCTCGGCAGGTGAATCATCATCAGCGCATTTTCTGCCATAATGACTTTGTGACCGCCGCAAGCAATCAAGGTCGCCGCACTTGCGCATATGCCTTCAATAGCGACTGTGACAAAGTTTTTGTGCGCCTTGATTAAGTTCGATATTGCCAGAGCAGTAAAACAATCTCCGCCGTTGCTGTTAATATGCACTGTTACCGCGCCGCTGCAGGACTTTAAATCATCGGCAAATTTCTTCGCAGTCACATCACTTTCAAAAATTTCCTGCGCTTGAATGTCGCCGTAAATAAATATGTCATTTTCGATTTTGTTCCAGAATTTCAACTAAATTTCACTTCCTTTGTCTATAATGTCAAAAAATTTAAGCGTCCTGCGGTTCAACTTCAAATAAACTTTTTCTGAGTTGTTCTTCTTTTCGCAATGTCCGCAAATTTTCAAGATAATCCGCGCCGGACAAATTCGTCGCCTCTTTCGTGTGCGAACTTAAACCAAGCTCCAAACGCAATTTTGCCGCCTGAACTTCCTTGACAGGATCCAAGCAGAAATTTGTTGAGTTTCGCCAGTCAGCACTGCACCACAGATTTTTAGTAAGCGCGTCATCAAAAAAGCCCGGCGCGTCAATCCTGCCGAGCGCGATGCTTTCAGCTAAAAAATTGCGGTAAATCGGCTGACAGAAATCGACAATAAAAGCCTCTCGACGCCTTCGAAATTCATTTTCTGCCTGCAATAATGCCGCCTTTGACGCTGAATAACTGCTTTGAAAATTTTTCATCAAGACTTCATAAGGCAAATTAAGTGCCGCGCCGACCTGCTTTAAAAGTTGAATTGTGAATGATTCAAAAGTACTTGCCGCGCCTGCAGGACTGACTGACTGAACATTTACGCCGGGCGGCAGTCCTGTCAAGGTGCCGGGACCGAGTTGCATTTCTGAAGTGTCAATGTCCACTGACGGCACTATTTGCTTTAAGCCGTAATTCCTGTCGCTGAATGCCTGAGTAAAAAATATGCTGAAATAGGTTTTCACTATCGCCGATGTTAATTCTGCGTCAGTGTACCGCGCAATGTTCTTGATTATCTCAATCACCGGCGAAAGAAAAGGCTCACCGCGAAATTGTTCAATTCTGGAATCATTGCATAAAAAGCATAAATTTTGCTCGCCAGACCGCTCACCGAAAAATTTCACTCTGCTCCATGAAGTCAAAATTTTTGTCGTGTTAAATTCAGTCGGTATCTTGTTTGCAATCCACAACGCCTTCAAATGCCCCGAAACATCAACTTCAACGCCGTTTACAATTCTGGAATTGCCGCGCTGCATATCGACATTGTTAAATATCACGCCGCCTTGTTGCTGAGGATTACAAATGCGCCCTGCCTCAATCAGTTGCAAGCGCAGGCTGTAGGGATTTTGACTTTGTGAAATTTTTCTCCTGAATAAGCAAGCACAGTCGCCGTCGGTAAGCTGATTTATAAAGCTGAGCCGCTGAAGTTCGCAAAAGGTATTGCGCCTGTAAAAATCGCATTCCACCGACTCCGACCAAAGTTCAAATTCCTGCTTGGTCTTTTCCTCCCACGACCTTGCTTCATCAATCGACATATTCAAGGCTGTGTGATTAAGGCGCGGAAAGACTTTAAGTCCTTCATTTACCACGCCTTGCGCCATTGTCTTTATTGCCGCCGACCCCACAGGTGAATTCACAAACAAGCTGTAACTCCGCGCACGGACTGTTTCCAAATTGTGATCAATGTCACTGACTGCGCTGTAATGTTTCGGCAGCCACGACTTCAATGTCTTTTTAATCAGACTGCCTGCGCCTTCCGATAAGCCGCTGTTTTTATATCTGCGTTTCATAATTTCACCAATTTAGTCAATAAAGACCGTACGCGCCTGCCGACCTTCATAAATCGACATATCATCATCTTCAAGTGTAACGCCGCTGTCCAATAACGCTTGAATGACTTTGCGGACATCTTCAAGGTCTGCGCGCCGAAAATTTCTCTGCCCGATGGTGTACTCCTGATTTAAAAGTATCGCCTCTTCCGCCGCAATATATTTTTTCAATCTTTCGCGCTGCAGTTCTTTGTATGTCATAATTTTTTCAGACTCCTGAATTATAATGCAAAAAAAAATGAAGGTGGTTTTTAAAATGTCGGATTTTACAAGACAAGATGTTATAAATGCTCAAACTAATGCAAAAATTGAAATTTTGGCGCAAGAAATGAAAGACTTTAAAGAAGAAATGCGCGATTTTAAAACTGAAATGCGCGACTTCAAAAATGAAATGCGTAAGCAAAATGAAATGCGTGCAAATGAAATTACTGAAATGCGCCAAGCCTTTCAAAGTCTGCACGCGCAAAACATCGGCGTGATTGTCGGCGTTATTGCCATTGCCGTCGCTGTCTTTTTGAAGTAGTCAGTAAACCTCAATCTTTCGCGACTTCAATTTGACTTTCGCAGGCTGTACTACAACTTCGCCGCTGATTTCCGCTTCCAATCTGTCAAAATCAATATGCATTGAAACCATTGCCGCATAGGAATACACCGCCAAATCCAGAGATTCATTTCTGATGCCTTTGTGGAGCGGTTCATAGGCAAGATATGCAACGCCTGAAGTCCGCTTTAATACCTGTCTTTCAGAAAAAAGTTGCTTGAAATAAATTTCATCATAGCCGCGACGCACAAAATATTTATCATCAATCGGAAAATGCATAAAATGGTCGCCGCCGTCCAATTTCAGCCTTGAAAAAATTTCCTGCTTGCCGTCATTCACGCCCAAAATTGTCAAAGTAATTCCGTAGCCTTTCGGATAGGTGTATTGGTAAATCAGCGGCAGTCCTGCCGCACCTTTGCCTTTGATTGCATACCTGCCTTTGTGAATATTTTCACTGCAATATTGATACACAAATTGCGCGTTGTAGCCTGAATCAATAAATGTTCTGGCAACTTTCAAACTGCGTCCGTCGGCAAAGTAATATTGCCTGTCAAGCACTGCGTCCAAATCCTGCCAAGTCGACATCTGCGCAGGATTTCCTTGCACAATGTCGCGCCAGATGCCGAACCTCTGCTCACCTTTCGACCAACCTACAATTTCAAATTCAAGCCTGTTTGCCTGAACATCTACCGCCGCAGTCAACAATAAAACGCCGTCCGGAACTTCTGCCTTGTAGTCCTCACGGCGTTTTAAATATTCATTTTCATCAAGTAAACTGCTGTCTTTCGCAAGTTCATAACTTTCACCGAACCGCGTGTTGACTACAACTTTTTCTGCCGCAGGTTTGCCCCGCGCCTCATTCCATTCCTCAAAAACCTGCGCCCAACTAAGCCATGGACTTGAAAACGCATTCACCCAAAAACTCCGAATGCCTTTCTTCAGCGCGTCGGGATTTTTCGCTATATATTTTTGTTCGGAATTTTTTATTTCACGCTCGGTAAAATCAAAGCCGCAATCTTGACATCTATATTTTATTACCTCTCGGGTAACGAAATTTCTCCAGTCTAAGTGAAAAAATTCACCGCAATTCGGACACTTGTATGACCAATATTCCTGCGTGCCAAGTAAAAATTCCTGCTCTATGCGACTGTGATTTTTTATCGTCGGCGTTGAAAAAAGTCCGATTTTATAATTCCAAAAAGTCGTGGTTCTTTTCGCAACAAGTCCGACAGGGTCACCTTCACCGTTGACATCTTCAACAAACCTGTCAACCTCATCGCAAAGCACTATCCGCACAGGTTGCGACGCTAAATTTGCCGCACTGTTGCTTCCGACTATCAAAAGCTGTCCGCCTGTGAAATATTTCTCAAGGATTGTTTGATTGCGATTGTTAAAAAGCGGCGTTAAAACTTTGGTGTCTTGTATCATCGGCAAAATGCGCGTTTTGCTGTATTTTTCGGCTAAGCCTTCGGTCGGTTGAATTATCATCAGCGTTGCAGGATCAAGATGCGCCATTCTGCCGACTACATTATTTAAAACTTCGCTTTTCCCGACCTGACTTGATGTCATTGCAACCACGCGGTGTATTTTGTCATCGGTGAACGCGTCCATCACTTCGCGCATATATGGCGTTCTGTCAGTTTTCCAGCGTCCGGGCTCCGCACTTGTCGAAGGTAACTGCCTGAATGCGTCCGCCCACTCACTCACCGACATTTTTTTGATCGGCGAAAGTTGATTTAAGCAAAATTGAATTAACTCAGCTTTCGATTTCATTAAATTTTCACAACTTTATTTTATAATCTGCCGTGACAGTCAAATGGTCGGTCTTTCTCTCAGCTTTTTTTGAGTGGAGGAGTGCAGCATGACTAAGTTTGAAATGATTAGTCTTGCACTGCAAGCGATTTCCACTGCTGCTGTGCTCTTCGACGTTATTTTTAAGTAAGTAACTGAAAAAACCGCCATTTTGCAGCGCGGCGGTTTTTTGTATGTTTACCATGCGAGAGACAGCCGACCTGCGACTGTCTTTTTATTTTTAAGTCATTTTTTGCAATATCATTGTAATTTTTTTTTATTGATTTGTCAAATTGAAGTTCGATATTTCAAGCAACTTGTCTTCAATTTCGGCGGTCAAGATTGAATTTATTTCGGCAGGGCTTTTGCCTTCAAGCTGAACTGAAAACTTAGCAGGAAGTGCCAACAAATTTGTCCGCAGCGTGGTTAAAACCTCCGCCAATGCAGACTCAACATCAACTGCAAGATATAAATCACCTTCAAGTTGACGCAATTTGACTTCCGAAAGTTGCTTTTTGACTTCCTCATGCTGAGCTTTGACTTTGAAATAGTCATCGCCGTTCTTTTCGACTTGCCGAAGCCAATAATTCCTCAGACTTTCAAACAAAAAAACTCCGCCTTGCGGATCGGTGTCATCGCGCGGAAAGATTTTTTCTTCAACCAACTGCCTGATTCTGCGGTCGGTTAGGTTTAACGCTTTGCCCAAGTCGCTTTGACTGACTGTAAGATTTTTGATTTGTGTTACTTTCATAGGTAGGAAATGCAAAAAAAAATTTTGTTGTCCGGCGCGGCTTTGGAGGTCGTTTGCGCCCCGCAATCTTTTCAAATCGCCGGAAGTACCTAAAAATTTTGCCGCTCCAAAAATTCGGCGCAGATTTTTTTGTTGCCGCGCTTCACAAGGTCGGCAAATTTTTTTATCAAGTGCCATTCATCGTCGTGCGCCACAAGACTGCGAACTTTCCTTTTTTCAGAAAAGCCTTTGCGCCAACCGACCGGGCGTCCTGCTCCAGGACGCGCTCCGCCGTTCATGCCGCACCTGCCGCAAGTTTTATTTTTTCGCTGAGCTTACTGCCCAACAGTTCTTGATTTTTTGGAAATGTCACAAGCCTGTTGAGTTCTTCATTATAAAAAAGTTCGTGCGTGTCCTCACCTGAAGGAGCAACCTCAACAAACTGTATTGCAAGCGTATCGGCTTTTCTTTGCACTGCCGAAAGGTCTGTAGCTTCAGGCACTGTTTCATAAGCATTCAAAAAATCTGTCAACGCTTTTGAGGCATTTGTTTCAGCCTCTGCCAAGTCTTTGCCTTGCGAGTAGCAGCCCGGCAAGTCAGGAAATTCCACCCCGACATATTCGCCGTCTTCAAAGAATATTGCAGGATATTTCATAATTTCGCATTTGTCGATTTCACCAAAAGCAAGGGCTTTTGCCCCGCTCGATTCAAGATTATTTTTTGCGATATTCTTCAAGCAAATCAGCCTGTTTCAAAATGTCGTGTTCTTCGCCTTTGGTAAGGTCGCGTTTGTGCATTGGCACTTCGGTTGTCAGATTTTTTCCGGATTGTAAAATTTCTGATGTCCGCCCTTGCCGCCCTTGACTTTTTGAAACTTGTTCTTCTTCAAAAATCTTGCCATCTTGTCAGGTGTCATCGGCATTTGCATTTCCTCCTCGCAAAAACAGCCAAGCTCAACGCCTGACTGCTTTTTTTTATACGAAAAAATTTTTTTGAACATAGTTTTTGTTATTTTACAGTTTAAGGCACTTGACAAAATTTGTCAATCAAAAGTTATCAGTTATCAGTTATCAGTTATCAGTTGTCAGTTATCAGTTATCAGTTATCAGTTGTCAGTTATCAGTTATCAGTTGTCAGTTATCAGAAGGCAGAAAATCTGATTACTGATTACTCAACTTGCCTGCAGATACAAAATTTCTGATTCATTAAAGCCGAGATAACTCAAGCCGACCTGATGAAAGCGGTAGACACTTGCCACTGAAAACTTTATCGACTGCGCTATCTTCCTGAAATTATAATCACAGCAGTAGCGATAAATCAGCGTCTGACATTCAAAATAATATTGCTCAATGACTTTGGCGAAGGCGGATTGAATTTTGTCGGCAAGTGTCTTCGATTCCTCCGCCACCTGACTTTCAAGTTCGGCAAATGCTTTTTCTGCGTCCAAAAGCTGTGCCGACACCTTGTCTATTACACTGACTTTGTTCGGACTTCGCGGCATGCCTGTCAGCCTGACTGTGGTATTTGTCAAACTTTCCTGCAGGTCTTTCAGCTTTGACTTTTCACGCTTCATTTTCCGACTTAAAAACCTGACTTTCAATATTTCCTCCAAAGTCATTTGCCTCGCTCCTTTCGGTCGAATAATGTTTATTCTATCAAGACTTACTGCAACTTTCAACAGCAAATTTGCCGCCTGTAGAAACCTGTAGCCGCGAAATTGCCTTTGCAAAAATTTTGAAAAAATGCAACTTTATTTCTGAAAAACTTTCAGAATTCAAACCTCAAAAAACAAAAAAAAATACAAAGCAAAATTCAATTCTACAGGTAATACAATACTGCAGGAAGGACTTTAAAAGCGCATTGTGCTTAGACTTTTTACCTGTCGGCAAACTGTCAAACCTGTAGAAAAATGCTTTTGCCTTCGACTGAAAAAAAATCTGTGACTTAAAAAATGCAAAAAAAAAATCATCAATCCAAAAATCTTGTAAAAAATTTCTCGATTGGTGATTTTTTCTTGAAAAATGGCAAAATTTAATTTAGGGGTATGATTTTTGCTTTTTTAAAATCGTATCCCTTGAGTAGTCAGTTGTCAGTTGTCAGATTTTCTGATTTCTGATTGCTGATTTCTGACTTCTGATTTCTGCCCTCTGATTTCTCTATACTGCCTTCTGATAACTTTCTACGCAGCCTGCCGATAAGCCTTGTTCATAAGCTCCCGAACTTGCCTTGCCTTAGCTTCCTCAATCAATTTATCGGCGTGCGCTTTAAGTGCGTAGAAGCGACCTTCAATAGGTTTGTCAGTCGTTGTCTTGAAGTACATATATTTTTTGTACTTGTGATTTTTGTCGTTGTCTTCAATCAATGCGCCGAAGTCATGAAGACCGCGCCAAATGTCACGCGTAGCAAAAGCTCCCTGCGACTTCAAGTAGTTATTGATTTCCTGCGCATTAAAGTAAATAGTATCGTCGTTGCCGATGATGCCGAGCATTGCGCCTTGTTCATTGTACATAACCTTGCCGTCGGAACGCTGAATGCCGAACCTTGAATGCAAGCTGATTAAACTTTCCTGAATGACCGGCAAAAATCTTTCGGCGTTGGAGGTTTCATTGGTGACGGCAGACTTTGCAAGGATTTCATCGATATCGATAGCGATTAAGGTTTTCAAGGTGTTGCTGAGGTCGTTGTCTTTCATGAAAGTCATTCCGAAAGCGTAAAGTGCGGTATAAGCGGCGGCGTAGTATGGAATGTGGTGCGGATTTATGCCTGTTGCGTAGTCGGGAATGTCTTCAACTTCCTCAATCGAACCTGTAAAGCCGTGATTGACTAAAGCCTTGTACTTGATTTCAAGCTGCAATTTTTCATACATTTCAGCAAGTTTTTCAAGTCGGTCGGGAGTGAGCTTTTCAATGAATTCTCTGCCTAAATGTCCGTAGCTTGGTGTTTTGGCGAAGAATTGAATAATTTTTTTTGCGAACTGCGGACTTATGATATTTTTAGCGTCGATTTCAAGCACGCGGTTTAATGCGCCTTGTTCGCTGACGTATTCGGTAATTGAATCTTCGCTTGTGGTGATTCTTGTGCCTCTGAAGTAAACAGTCGGACGCTCGGTAATGTCTTTAGTCAATCTGCCGGTCGTTTTGCCTTCCTCGAAAGGATAAATGTAATTTCTTGCAATGAATGGTCGCGCGTTGATGGATATGTTTCACCGTTGAGTTGAAAGAACTGTACAGCAAGAAAGGATTACCGAAACAGCCGAAAGCCAATTTCAGAAAAGTAGTTTTGCCTGAGCCTGAAGTGCCTGCGAGGTGAAATTGAAGATTTCTGCAACCTAAAGCGTCGACAAGCGGAGCGGTGAAGACTGCGCCGAGCGTCAATCTTGCGGCAGATGAACTGTAAAAGCCTTCCAAGACCATATCGAGCAAGGCTTGTCTTTCGCCTTTAACCGCAAATGCTTCATCGTAATCGAAACCGCCGTTGACTACCTTACAATCTTTGCCGGGATAAATAAATTTGCCGTCAATCCAACCTGTCTTGCTGTAGTAGGTATCTTCCGAAATGCGGTCAATATTTTCCGGCATATCGATTTGAGCGACAAGATAAGCCGAAAGTCTGGAGGCAGATTTTGAAGTCAGCGGAATGCCTCTTTCGCAAAAATTTCTGCCGTAAGTGCGTGAGTCGTAGAGTTCGCTGAGTGGCGTTGTGAAAGATTTCCAGCCTTTGCGGCGTGACTTGAAGCAAATTTCGGCTTGATAGTCTTTGCCGTCCTGATTGCAAAGGACTTTGCTGACAAAAATCGGCGTGGAGGTAATTTTCTCCATGTCCTGCGTTTCAAAAATTTTGTAGATACCGCGCTTGCCGAGATAAAAGCCGTGCGGAATTTTGACATCTGCAGGGCAGTCGGTGAAGACTTGCCGCGAGGTTTTATTTTCAAAGCCGCCTTGTTCAAAAGCAGTCTGCTCAAAAGTATCTTGCTTAGACTTAATCAAATCGAGCAAAAAATTTTTGAACTGCGCTTCATCGGCAAGCAGGAACTCATTGGCGTCTTTAATGCGCACAACTTCGCTGTCAGGTTTTGTAATTTTAGTCGGAAGATAAGCTGAAGTGACGTTATAATCCAGTTCGCGTAAGTTCCTGACAACCTTCGCAGTGTTTAGAATGCCTGTAGTGTCGGTGTCCAACAGAACAATAATGCGCGGTTTGGTTTTAATGCCTGCAAGTTGCTCCAGAATATGCGCGGAAATATCTGCAGTCCATGAAGAAATAGCCTTAAAGCCGACTTTTTTAATGCTGAGTGCGTCGAAAGGCCCTTCAACCAGAAAGAAAGTGTCTGAGTCCTTAGCTTTTTTGAGGTCGTCGAGCAGGAACAAATCAATTTCGCCGTGGTGAGGTTTAGGCTTGATTTTTACATTTTCGCCGACAATTTTTTTAGCTTCGTCTTCTGAAATGGTAAGTCGTGCGAAGTAATGATTTTTGCTTGTCGGAATAATGAAGTAAGGCAAGCCTAATTTGCCCCAGCTCGGCGGAGTGAGTCCTAAGTCGAAGTAATATTTAGAAGTCAACTGAGGAAAGAAACCGCTGCCGAGCTTTTCAAACATTTCAGTCGGAATACCGCGCCAGATGCCTCCGTTATCTTCCATAAACTTCGCAAAATTTTTGTGTGCAAGCTGATAAAAATAACTGAAGTCTTGCTGAGATTTATCGGCTTTTTTTTGGTTGGATTTTTTGCGGAAGTTGGGAGCGTCTGCGCCGAAAAATTCTTGATTGGCGCGAGCCAAAAGCAATTTGAAGTCTTGTTTGTCCTTGTAGTCAAGATTGTAGTGAAGAGCAAGGATTTTGATGATGTCGAAACCTTCGCCGCACTTGTAGCACTTAGCCAAAAAAGTGTCGTCGACTTGCTGAAAATCAATACCGGTGCCGTCGTCGCCGGAGCCGTTGAGGCAATGAGGACAAACATAACCGGAAGCCTTGGCGTTGGACAAAATGCCGTGATTAGCCAATTCTTCCGGAGTGACAGATTTGATTTTTTGAACCAAATCTTCTCTGTACATAGTCATAGTAATTCCACCTTTCCTGCAAAATTAAAATGCAAATTTTAAGGAAATTTCGCCGCCGGAAAAAAAAGTCCTTTTTTTCAACAAAAAAAAAATCCCCTGCGGCGGAGACTTTTTTGTTGAAAAAATTTGCATTTTTGTGACCGACCAGAGAAGACATCGGTCAAGGCGATTAAAGCAAAGTTTTGACAAAAAGTCAAGCAAATGCAGAAAAAATTCAGTCGCATTTGATAAACTTGAACCGGGCTGTCAAATTTTTCAGGCAGAAAGCTGAGCAATCAAGCAGTCAATTTGCGCGTCATAGTGTGCTGGCATTTTCGCCTTGAAGTTCAGATAACGCGTAGTCATTTTTTCTGCGTCAGTCATTAAATCACTTCATTTCATCAAATATATATCCAATTTTTCTTTTTCGGACAAAGATTTATAAATTTTGTTGATTTTTTCAGCGTCAATGCTCAAAACATTGTCCAACATCTTTTGAAAAAGTTCTTGATTCTTTGTCACTTAAATCACCTTCAATTTGCAGGAATCAACCGCGCTGTAATAAAGTTGCAAAGCGTCGGCAAGCTTTGCGCGGTAAAGATGCAAAAATTTTTCCTGCGCCTCCTTCAAGATTTTATATTCTTCCTTGCCGAAGAGTTCCGAATGGTTGAACAAAAAAAATATTAAATTCATCTCAATTTTGTCGCAGTCTTTATTGAGGTTTTCAATTTTCTTAATCAGCTTTGAAACATTATCAAAATCTTTGATTGTGGAATCGCTGAGCATTTAAACATCTCCATTCAATTTATTGAGCCAAGAAGCATCCGGCGTGAAGTGCGGCAAAAAATAATTTTCGGTCGTCGAGTGCGAAAATTTGCCGTCGATGTAGTGTTCAGTGACTTTGTGACGCTCCAGAAGTCTGAAAGTGCCGAAGCCGCAAATTTCGCAAATTTTTTTACGCCGAAGTTCACTTTTCAAAATGTCAAAAAATTTTTCAAGCACGTCCTCAACATCGCCATCGCTGCAGGCAGTTTCGCCGGCAATTTGTTTCAAAATTTTATTGTCAAGCATATAATCACCTACAAACCAAAAAAGTCAATTCTGCATTGGTCGGAACAAAATTTGGCGCCTGAAAATTGCGGTCGGAAACTTTTTCTGCAAGCAAGACACCTGCCCGGGATTATCGGCTCAATAAACAAAGTCGGCGCAAGTTTTTTGACAGGCTGACAGTTTGCATTTTTTTTGTCAAGGTTGAATTGATAATAACAACCATAACTGCAAAATTTCTGCAAGTGATGCGTCGGCACAAATTCAATTCCGCATTGCGGACAAATTTTCATGTCGTCACCTACAAAGTCAAAGGCTGAACATTGTACATAACTTGATTGAGTTTTGTGCAAAGCTGAGCCATGTAATTTTGACCGTCCTCGAGCTTATCAAAACTTTTATGCACCATGTATTTTACTTCGCCATTTTGCAGGTAAGGCACAAAAACAACATAACTTGCAGGTTGCTTATATTTGTCATTTTCTTTGGTCTTAGAAAGCGCAAGTGTTTTACCTGTTTTGAGGTCGACAATGCGCATATAATTTTTTTCACAAAGCCACATATTAACATCCTCCGACAAAACCTCTGACTTCGCAAATTCTGCCTTCAATCTTGCAAAGGTCGGCGTAAGTCAATTTCCCTTCCTCAAAAAATTTCCACAAATTATCAATGTTACAAGTTGCCGCCCTGTAACACCAATTATGGACAGTATATTTTTTCTTGTTTTCATCTTTGTAAATTTGGCGATAAAGTTTTTGATATTGCCTTTTAGGTTCTTTTGCACATTCAGGCGAACAAAATTTTTGACTGTGATGCGTCGGCACAAATTCTTTACCGCAAATCGGACAAATTTTTTTCATTTCAAAACCTCCTACAAAAAAAGTCGCAATTTGCATTGGACTTTTTCGGCGCATTTTACATTTTTACATTTTCAGGAATGGAGTTTATTCACCTCACTTTACAAAAAATACAAATAAACACATCGCGCCAAATATATTCACAATCACGGACTTTGTAAACTGATGGACTTTTTAAACTGTTTTTAAAATTAAAATCTTCAGGAGGTGATTCACTTCCTTTCAAATAAATTAGTTGAACAGGTCATTTTGCCGTGATTGATTGAATTCAAATTTTCCGCCGTTGCCTTAAAGTTTGGTCGCCGACAAACTTCAACCACTCAATGCGATCAATCGGCTTGTGGTGGTCTTTTTGCCAAACCAAAAAATCTTCAACCATTGTTGCAAAGATGAACTTCCAATTCTCAAAGTCATTGCAAAGGCACATCCAGAAATTTCTTTCTGCGGGCGAAATGCAACTCATGGCCGCAACATCGTTGTGAAAGGTCAAAAGGCTTGTCGATTTCAATTCAGCTTTAAAAAATTCAAACATAAAATTACCTCCAAAAATAAAGAACAGCCGAACATTCATTGACATAAAATCTTTCAGCCTTCCAGCCTTGAAATTTTTTCAGTTGCAGTGCGATGAAGTCTTCAAGATTGGCGGTATTGGTGGCAGTAACTTCAATCAAGCGCATATTTCATCACCTTTCATAGCGCAAAATTTTTCAATAACTTTATCGAAAGTGACAGGTTTGGTGGCTTGTTCGAGGAAAGTGTAAAAAGCGTCGCGGCGAATGTGTCGGCAAATCAAAAATTCACTGGTCGCCTTCCTGAACTTCAAGACAAAGTAGGCATTATCGCCGAAAGTAGTTGAATGCAACATTTTTTTAGTAATCAGTAGTCAGAGGTCAGATTTCTGATAACTGATTTCTGACTACTGATTTCCTCCTTGCTAAAAGTTGTCGGTATCGAGTGAGCCGAGCATAGCGACACCCCATGCCAGCGTTGCAAAAATCGGAATGACATTTGCTTTGCTTTCAATAATCAAATGGCAGACAAAGACCGTGAGCAAAACAGCCGCCATGATAAACAAAATTCTTTCAACATTCATAAAAAAAACTTCTCTCCTGTCATTGGTATCTGCGAAAAAATATATCATAATAAGCTGAAAATTTTCTGTATTTTTGAAGAAATTTTTAAGTAGTCAGAGTAATCAGTAGTCAGAATTTTGCTGCCCTCTGCCAACTGACCTCTGACTACTAAAAAAACAAAAAAAAAGTCCCCGACAAGTCAAAAGACCTGTCGAGGAAAATTTTTAAGAAGTCAGTACAGAGTAATCAGAAGTCAGTACAGAGTAATCAGAAGTCAGTACAGAGTAATCAGAAGTCAGTACAGAGTAATCAAGTCAGTACAGAGTAATCAGAAGTCAGTACAGAGTAATCAGAAGTCAGTACAGAGTAATCAGAAGTCAGATTCTGACAACTGATAACTGACTACTGACAACTGACTACTGATTTCTGTAAAGTTTGTTTTCGATGATGTCAATGCGTTTTTCAAGTGCAAGGACATTTCTGCTTAAATCTTTAATTGAATTTGTAAGTTCATGCAGTGACTTTCTGCCTTCAAAAAGCAGCCAGAAGACCAAGATTGCACTGAAGCCGTTGTTGGCGATTGAGTTTAAAATTATGTCTTCCAAATCAATCACCTACTTACTCAGATTTAACATACAGTGTTATAGTCGTAAGCGGATTATTGATATGGAAAGGTCTGTGGTTTTTATCGGCGTAGATATTGAGCTGATAACCTTTGCCGGGTTCAAATTCATTAACCGCGCCCTGCGTCGGATCATAGTACATTTTTGAATCGTCATATTTCAGCAAACGCGCAAGAACAACCGATTTCAAATCCTTCCAATACAAAGCCGACATTGGCAAGCGTATAGTGTAAGTGTTGGTGCATTCTTCGAGGCTTGTATCAAGAACAGGATAATCACTTCTGTCAATAATGTCGGGATTGATGCCCCAAAGGCAATTAACTTTATCACTGCCGTTTTTGAAACAATATCTGTCATTGTCTTTAACTTCAAATTCAGCATAATAATTATTGGCTGCCTCATATTCGCGTCCTTCGCACCACATCAAAGTTGAATCATAATTTGACCAATTCAAGTCTTTTGCATCAATCCAATTATCTGTGAAAGTCGGATAATCTGCGGAATCAAGCGAAGGTATTGCCAATTTCTTTTTATTGCAGGTAATTGACAGGATAATATTATTGGTAGTATTGCCTGTCCACGCAGTATTTGCAGTGTCTTTCAAGCTGAAAGTAGTGGTGTAAGTGCCGGGATCGGTTGCGCGTGTATCGCCGTCAATTTCGATAAAATCAGCGTCGAAGTTGTTAAATTCAAAAATATGCTCGGTGCCGTCATATTCCCAATTTGCAGTATTCTTTGTAACTTTAGTCAAATACAGTTTTGTAATTTGCCAGTTGTAGCGCAAAACATCGGTAGTTTGATTGCTCCACTGCGTGTTATCGGTATCATCAAGCGTAATGGTGACATAGTAAGTGCCGACATTGGTCGCCTCCGAAGTTTCACCAATAGACATAAAATCAGCGTTAAAGTTATTTAACTGAACAGCCTGACTTTCGCCGTTAAAAACATAACTGCCTTGCGCCAAAGTAACGGCAGTAAGCGTCAAAACAGCAATAGACCAAGTTGCATTTTTTGCGGAGTAAGTGCCGTCCTGCCAGCAATGATTGCTGTTTGGCGTGAAAGTGGCGGTGTAAGTGCCTGCATTGACTTGATTTTGATAAACGCCGCCGATGTCAAGCTGTGAGCTGTCAAAATTATTCCAGGTCGGTGATTGCGCCTGTTTATTGTAAGTAAGCGTATTTTTCTGCGTAGGAATGATTAAGACAGGTTTTCTGCCGATGGTGTAAGGAATTTGTTTAGGCGTTTGAGTCATGTCAGGCCAAACAAAATTACCTGTCGGCGTGACAGTGATATAATGTTTGCCGGCGTTAATTGCGCTGATTTCGCCTTCCACCAAGACTTTGAGCGGATCAAGATTGCGCCAAGTCGGAAATTGTTCCGCGCCGTTATAGGTTAAAGTGCCTTCCTGTTCCGGCAAAAATTCAATAACCATGTAATTTGGTCTGGCAGTGCCTCCGGAGTATTGCAGTTCGGTTTTTGCAAATTTAAAAAGTCTGCCCATAGTGCCACCTCAGAATGCAAAATTAAAAACTGAAAATGATTTAATCAAAGTTTGCATATTCAAACTCACCAAAGATTGCCCGAGAACCACTAAGTCATTTGCCTTTGAAATCGGATTTGTAGACATAGTAATAGAAGTTTGCTGCACACCATTTACAAAAATCTTAAAGTCAGTGCCATTCCTTACAATCTTTAAAAGCACCTCATTGCCTTTTGAAATGCCTCCAACTCTTGCATCATAACTTCGTGAAGTGTCGGTAATCCAGCAAAAAGTACCTCCGCCGTCGGTATGAAGTCCGAAACCTGTGGAGTAATTTGTATTTTGATATGCACTTAATGGACCTGCATATTGTGAATTATTACCGAGTTGCGTATATTTATATAAAATTGTGAAGTCACTTGCCGAAAAGTCAGCATTGCCTGTTGCTTCAGTATAGAAATAGCAATTGTTATCGACGCTTGCGAAACTGTCACCGACATAGACATCTGACTGAGTTTGCCACACTGTATCAGACACTGACTTAATCTGACTGTCTTCAACATAAAAATCAATAATCGGCGAAAAATTCAAAGTCACAGGCACAACTTTATATTGTCCGAAGTAGTCAGCGTTTTCAGGTGATACGCAATAAACATTTGAAGTTCCTGCTCCATACAAAATTGGCGAAACAATGCATTTATCGGCAGTCAATTCTTCAACTGAAACATAATCATTATCAGCATAAAAATCTAAAATCGCGTCGGAACTTGAATTTGCCGACAAAGTCACTGCATTGGGATTGCTGTTGTTAAACAAAATGCTTGCAGGACTTAAAGTCAAGTTCGGACTGAGTTTCTGAACACTGCCGGTCTGAATTGAAAGCGTTGCATTTTTACCGTCGGCAGTCACAACGCCTGTGCCTGTAACAGTAATGTTATTGACTTCCGCGCCGTTCAAGGTAACTGCTCCGCCTGAAATTGAAATATTGGCAGTGCCTGAGTCGAAAGTAACATCAGCACCAGAAATTGAAGCACCTGACACAGTTTGATTATTGATCACAAAATTATCTGCGCTACCGATAGAAATATTGGCAGTGCCTGAGTCG